TGGCAGCAGGCGATACCAACCTAACCATGATCGGTAACTTAGTAAGTGATCCAGAGTTACGCTTTACTCCATCCGGAGCTGCGGTAGCAAAGTTCACAGTGGCATCAACCCCACGTTACTTAGATAAAAACACAAATGAGTGGAAAGATGGCGATAGCCTCTTTTTACAATGCCAAATTTGGCGACAAGCTGCTGAGAATGTAGCGGAGTCATTAACTAAGGGCATGCGAGTAATTGTCTCTGGACGATTAAAGCAACGCTCTTATGAAACCAAAGAGGGTGAAAAGCGAACTGTGTTTGAGGTAGAGGTGGATGAGGTCGGTCCATCACTTCGCAATGCCACAGCTAAGGTAACTAAGACTGCTCGCCAAGCTGGAGGTGGTTACACACCAGCAGCTAGTGAAGCAACTACATCATCAACTGATGATCCTTGGTCAGCAGCCCCAGTTGGCGGCATCCGTCATCAGGATGCAGTCGAAGGTTTCTTTCACCCGGTCATCCTGTATGTACTCCTGAATGGTGCATTGATGCACTTCATGGTAGCATTCCCACAGTGGGGAATAATACTTGCTCCATCCCTCAACCCCGACAAGCCATGTCTTATATGGCTGCACGCCAATGTCGAGCCAGTTGCGGACACCGGCACCATTGATGCCATGACCGATGCCAAGGTCAAGAACTGACTTTGGTGAGTGCATCAGCATGTGACGCATCACCTGGCGATATGCGGAATAGGAACCGATGGGCATGAAGTGTGTGTGTGTAAAGTAAGGGGCCGGCGATATGCCGACCCCTATCAAAAACCCCCGTTAGGATGCGGAACCGTAGATGGCGGCAGTGGGCTGGAAGGACAGGAGACCGATGCGAGCTTCTGCGCGGTAGGTCACCAGGTTCTTGATGAAGTCATCCTGGTCGAACTCCGTGCTGCGGACTGCGATACCGGAGGCCTGTGCGATGGCGAACATGTTGGTGTTCATCACATAGATTTTGCCGGACACGATCTGCGAATGGGGAACCAGCGGAATGCCGAGGACACGGGTCTCACCACCGGGGCCGATGACCACACCACCGGGGACACTGTACGAACCATTCGTGGGAACGGTCTTCAGCACGGAAGCCCACACGGCATGCGTGGTCAGGATCAGGTTGGGCTGACCGAGGCCGAGGGCCAGGTGCTGGGCCACGTAATCCACGACCCTTTCAGCGACCGGAGTGGCCGAGGTGGAACCTGCGGTGGCCGATGCGGTGATGGTGGACATGAAGCTGTTGTTCACGCGGCGGTTCCAGTCCTCAAGCAGCGACTGCGACAGATAGGCCTGAAGGAAGGGCAGGTCTTGCAGCATCTGACGGGACACCTTGGCGTAACCGGCGATGTACGACAGGCTGGTGTTCACCATCGTCACATCGTAGTCCACCTGTGCCTTGGCATTGGCCTCGGTCTGGGTGCCGAAGGAACCTTCACCGATGCCGGAAGTGGCGCGGGGGAAGGTGACGTTACCCGTGGCGGTCGGGATGATGCGGAAGACGTCATACAGGTGCGGGTTGAAGAACGAACGCATCTGCGGGCTGTCCAGATAGCTGATCTGGCTGGTACCCGTCAGGTTGTCCGTCATGTTCATCACACCCACGGCCTTCATCGAATTGAACGGGGCCATCTCACGTATCTTGTCGTAGTTGTCTGCGACAATGTCGATGATGGCACCCTTCAGGGCCTTTTGGCGATCGGCGAAGGCTTCGGCCTCGATGGAAGCCTTGATCTTGCCGTTCGATGAAATCAGGCTGTTGACCTTCTCGCGCAATTCGGCGATGGTTTCACCCTTCTTCTGTGCGTCCTCGTTCAGTTGAGCGACCGTTGCAGCATGCTTTGCGTCGAGGGCTGCGACCTCGGTGGCCACCTGGGCCTTCAGCTCGGCCACCTTGGGCTCGAGTGCGCTAACGATGTCTTTTACTTCCACTGTATTAGTGTTTTGATTGTTTGTAAATAGCTATGTCCCAAGCATCAGTCACCATCTTGACGAGATCGACCGTTGGCGGTGCAGGGTCTGCATTGGCAGGAACCTGTGCGCTACTTATGTCCTCGATCAGTTGGTTCAGTTGCTTAATTTCCAACATCAGTAGTTCAATCGTTTCATCCGTGGCATCCGTGTGCTTCACGAACTTTTCAAGCTGCTTGACCCTTGCCTTGCGCTGATCGAGCGACTTGACACCTAACATCGGTGTGTATTCATTAGCACCCCATGAAGTCAAAGATGATCCTTCGTACAAAGTTATGTCAAGCAGTTCATTTGCGTCTTTGCCCTTCTTATGGTTACGCACGTTGAAGCCTATGGAATGCTCTTTCACCAGATCGGATTCCACCATCTTGATGAAGTCACGGCCGAGATTGTGGGTGCCTATCTGGCTTTCATAGTACAGGCCGTAATTGTCTTCTTTCAGTACCGTGATCTTGCCAAGGGGTTGCCGTGGGTCGTGGTTCAGCAGATGCTTCACCCTACCCTTCGGGAACCAATCTTCAATCGACCTTTTGAAGGCACCCGGTCGGATGATGTCACCATCACTGTCAACTATGTTGAACGCGGAAAAGTAACCGGACACAATGCCTTTTTTGGCATCCACGTCCTTCACATCCTGCGTCATCCGTTTGTAACCGTATATCATCGGCTCATTTTTATTATCAATCGAGCGCAATTTAGCGATTGCCCAGTTAATGCCTGCATCCCCGCCCCATGCGTCCCACATGATGCCGCCGCACCCTTCGTCATACGGCACATCTTTGTTCTGCTGATGCCGCTTGAAGGATGCCATCCGTGCGATGGTGTCACGGCTCAATGGCTCCCTGTTGGCAAGCTGCCGCGCCCTTGTCCATCCGACTGGCGTACCACATGAACTGCCGTTCTCCTCCTTGTACTTCAATGCGCGCTTTGCGTTGTTGCTCGCCGCTTCTGGATAGTCGTTGTAGGTTTCTTCCTTGGTATCGGCAGACAATGCCTTCATATCGTCATCGTCATCTTCTTTTTCACCCGCTTCGATTTCAAGATATGCGGCATAGGCGCGCAGTGCCGCCGTCTCGGTGTTGTAGATACATTCACCGTCACCTATCTTCCATTTGCCGTTGTCGCACTTCTCTACTGGCATCAGATAAATCTTTTAGGTATCAAGTTTCCATTCGCGTCCCGCTTGTTCTCAAAGCCTAAAACGCACCTGCAATTTATGGTAAATGCGGCAGGTGCCTGTGCGTCCAATGGGTACTGCGCATTTGCAATGATGCCTTTGGTCCGTCCTGTCTGCTGAAAGGCTTGGTCAAGTTCCTGCACGGTGCCATCAAGGATGGCATGGTCATACTCGTCCTTCTCCCTGTACCTGCGCGTCCTGCTGTCTATCGAACTGATCCACTCCTTGGTCACCTCGTAGTCCTGCATCCTTGCGGCCTCAAAGGCTGCGATGTTTGCAGCCCTGTTCGACTCCGTCCGGGTTATAGTCAAGGCGCGTTCAGGGTTGGCCACCTGTTCAGTGATCAGCCTTGCCGTATCGACGAATGATAGTTGATCTATGGTTGATCTGTTGAGGATTTGTAAGATGCGCTCTTTGGTGGTGGTCTCCACTGCCGTCAACAGTTCAAGTGCCTGGCGTGTCAGTATCTCGACCAGGTTCAGCAGGAAGTTGGCGTTGAAAAATGAAATCTTTTGCGTGCGGGTCAGATACCTGTTTACATCCTTTCCGAACTTCAAACCCACCTCCTTATGCATCTGCTCGATGACGGCAAGCAGTTGGGGATTGACAAGGCCGAAGGAACGGAATGCCGTCTGAAAGCCTACACGCTCGGCCTCGCCAATGAATCTTTTGGCCTCACCCTCCAATGCCTTCAGGATTCGCGGCAGATACTTCTTCTCGTACCTCCGCAATAGCCTGTGCCAGTTCTGCTGATATGTTCGCCGTTGGTTGTAGTTCACGCCTAATCCTTGCTTCGTATGCCTGTCTCGCTGCCTGCCGCATCCGATATTCCGTTGCACATGTCCTTTCTGTCGGCAGTTTGGGGAATCGTCGGTAGATCAGTTGCCATATCAGTGCCTCATCCAACATTGCCCAAGTTGCCCGTTTCCGTGGTTAGGGTCATTGTGGCCTCCTCGATGGGTACCAAACCCTGCGCGATATATGCGGATTCGTATGCGCCGCCCTTCGGTTCGTAGTTCATGGCAATGCGCTTTTCATCGTATGTAAGCCAGTCTGCCGACCGAAGGCCGTTGACCATTTTCTCCATGTCCCGTTGCAGTTCGGGCAGGGCCATGATGTCGAAGTCGATGAACACGTTTCTGTCATTCATCCTCGGCACCAGCCATTTGTTCAAGTCATCCCGAAGCTGGGCGCACATCGGCACGATGGTGTTTGTCACAAGGTCGCGCAGTGCGTTTTGGTAGTTATTGTCCGCCATGTTGTCGGCACTGAACAGGACTACCGGAAGGGAGAACACCCGGCACCATTGTTCAAGGCTGAACTTCATGGTGTCGATCAAGGCCATTTCACTGGATGTCAGGCCGAAGTTCAGG